TATGAAAACAGCTAGCGCCTCCCTCATCGCACTTTTGAATACCAATCAGTTCATTTTTTCCGACCTTTTTACATTCACATTAAGTGACGCAACTATACTAAGATTTACCAGCGCTGATGATAACTTAACCGTAAGTGGTAATGTATTTTCATCTATCGGCCCATTAATAACTCGTGGCACTACAAAAACCGTTGTAGGCATTCAGGTAGACCAATTACAAGTTAGCTTCCTAGTAAATTCAACCGTATTAATAAATACGATTCCATTGGCACAATTTGCTATGAATGGTGGTTTTGATGGCGCTAGATTGAAACTTGAGCGTGTTTTTATGGCTACTTGGGGCGATACATCTGCAGGTACATTAATTAACTTCGTAGGTCGCGTTTCAGACGTTACATGCACACGCGCACAAGTAGACTTAAATATTAATTCAGATTTAGAACTACTTAATATTATGTTGCCGAGAAACGTTTATCAAGCTGGTTGCATTCACACCTTATATGATACTGGTTGCGGATTGGTTGCGGCCACATTTACTGTCACTGGTAACACTACCGCGAATAGCACCTCGTCATCAATTAATTGTAACTTAACTCAGAATGCAAGTTATTTTGATCTAGGTACAATCACTTATACAACTGGTAATAATGCTGGCGTTACTCGCTCAGTTAAAAGTTATACAACCGGCGTAATGGTTCCTTCTTTAGCATTCCCGTTCGCCCCTGCAACTGGTGATTTATTTACCTCGAAACCTGGTTGCGATAAATTAGCCGCAACTTGCAATAGTTCAAAATTTAGTAATTTAGCTAACTTTCGTGGATTTACAACAATCCCAGTCCCTGAGGCCTCATATTAATGGAAAATTGGCGTGAACAAGTTATTGAAGAGGCCCAAACTTGGTTGCTCACACCTTGGCACCATTTAGCCGATGTGAAGGGTGCCGGTGTCGATTGTGCTCAATTCTTGCGTAAGGTTTATATCAACGTTGGGCTAGCCGAGCCATTTGAAACTGACGCTTATCCAATGGATTTTATGATGAATCGCTCAGAAGAGCGCTTTCTTAAATACATAGAGCAATACATGGATAAGGTAGATAAACCATTGCCAGGTGATGCCGCTGTTTTCATGTATGGTCGATGTTTCTCTCACGGCGCGATTGTCATTGAATGGCCTTTAGTCATTCACGCTTATAGAAAAGAGCGTTGTGTAACATGGGGCGATGCTAGTAAATGTGAATTCAAGGATCGTGAAGTGCGTTTTTATACACCGAGGATTAAATAATGTCTTTCTTGTTTGGCGGCGGTGCTAAAGATACACATACATCTGAAAATAAACTTTCAGGGGTTAGGATTCAGACTTCATCACAGGGTGTACCTATTTCTATCGTTTACGGCGCAACTAGAGTTACTGTTAATCTATTGTGGTACGGAGATTTTACCTCTATTGCACATACGACTTCTCAAGAAGTTGGTGGTAAAGGGGGGGGCGGTTCAACGGCAACCAATACCTCGTACACCTATACGACTGGAGGCATTCTAGGCGTATGCGAAGGCCCAATCACGAGTTTTGGTACGATATGGGAAAGTAAGAATATCACCAATACGACTGAATTGGGCTTTACTGAATTTTTAGGTACTTATACGCAGAATGAGTGGACATACATGACCACAAATCATCCTACTCAAGCATTTAAGTATCGAGGTACGGCTTATTTAGCAAGCGGTGCTATTAATCTTGGTAATAGCGATAGTCTGCCCAATTACTCAGTAGAGGTAAATGGTATTCCTACTCATCATGATTATGCTTCTGTTTGGACGGGCAGAATAGGTACTGACAATGGTAATTTTTTATGTGTCGCGTGGAATGGTGTTTTATTCGCTGCCGTTGCATACCAAGGTGGTGCTGCTAATCAAGTCATGACTTCACCAGATGGGATTACGTGGACTAAAAGAAGTTCTGCCACTAATGAAGCGTGGCGTAGTGTTTCCGCAAGTGGATCATTGTTTGCGGCAGTGGCAACAACAAGTGTATTTGCTACTGGCAATCAAATTATGACTTCGCCAGATGGAGTAAGTTGGACAATCAGAACTACCCCTGCGCCAGCAAATACAAATTTCTACGGAATAGTAGGAATGAATTCTTTACTAACAGCAACAAGATTTGTCGCCGTAGCCTCAAATAACAGTAACGGCAATAGGGCGATGAGTAGTAATGACGGAATTACATGGTCAATGCGAGCTACACCAGCAAATAATGACTGGAAGGCCGTTTGTTGGGGAGGTCAATTATTAGCACAATTATTTGTTGCGGTTGCAGATTCAGGCACTGGCAATCGTGTCATGACTTCACCAGATGGGATTACGTGGACAATTCGTACATCCGCTGCCGACAATGATTGGAAAGCTGTATGCTGGAGTGACACATTAGCATTGTTTGCTGCGGTAGCCTCGTCAGGCGTAGGCAACAGGGTAATGACTTCACCAGACGGTATCAACTGGACTAGCAGAACATCAGCAGCCGATAAGCATTGGAATGGTATAGCATGGAATGGTACAGTATTTGCCGCTGTATGTGATGGTGATGGGAGCTTCCATCAGGTCATGACCTCGAATGATGGTATTAATTGGGCTTTAGCTGCTACACCATACAATAACACATGGGCAGGCATAGCATATGGGGCTGGTGTATTTTGTGCCGTTTCTACTGTAGTAGCAGGCATTACAACTAGCGTTATGACCGGAACCGATGGCAATACCACCTCGCCAGGTAGTGCGTTCGATGTTAATCCTGCCGCTGTTATGATTGACATTTTAACATCAGAACATTATGGCGCTGGTTTCCCATTGACACAATTAGATAGTCTTGGGAATTTCAGTACCTATTGCAATAACTCTAACATTTTTATTTCGCCAGCATACACAGCGCAAACTTCGGCCGCAGATATAGTCACAGAACTTGCAATGATTGGCAATACTGCCCCTGTTTGGTCTGAGGGGTTATTAAAAATGATACCTTACGCAGACGCTAATATTGGTACTTACGTGCCTAATACTACTATTAATTACGCGCTGACTGATGATGATTTTATTGCAGATGCAGGCGAGGAACCTATTCGAGTAAATCGTAAACGTCAAGCGGATGCTTACAATCAGGTGCAAATCGAGGTATTAGATAGATCAAACGACTATAACAATTATGTAGCTGAATCGAAAGACCAATGGAACATTGATGTATATGGCTTACGCCCAATGTCAATGATTGCTTGCCATGCTATTTGTCAGCCTCAGATTGGTCGTGATGTATCTCAAAGAATATTACAAAGAGCCTTGTATATTCGAAATGAATATGAATTTACTTTGAGTTGGAAATATTCAAGATTAGAACCGATGGATTTAGTTAGTCTTACCGACTCAGGTTTAGGATTATCTGCTACGGTTGTAAGAATAACGTCAGTAGAAGAAGATGATACTGGAAGTTTGAAAATGTTAGCCGAAGATTTTCTAGGTGGCGGGTTAACGGCTGGAGCTTATAGTTCACAAACAGGTAACGGCACGATTATAAATACTAATATTTCTAGCGGTAATGCCGTTACTCCAGTTATATTTCAACCGCCAATCGCTTTAACTAGCACACCGCAAATATGGTTAGGTTCGGCAGGCGGAGCAAATTGGGGTGGCGCACAGATTTGGGCAAGTAATGATGGAGCCACTTACTCAATGAAGGGGACGATAACTTCACCAGCTAGGTTTGGTACATTAACCGCTAACTTACCTGCTGTTTTAGACCCAGATACGACCAGTACATTATCCGTAGATTTAACAACTTCGCTAGGGGCTTTATTAACCGTTCCACAAGCTCAAGCCGATGCTTTAGCCACATTATCTTATATTGACGGTGAAATTGGCGCATATGCAACTGCGAATTTAACTTCTGCCTATAATTACAATATTACTTATTTGCGTCGTGGACAGGAAGGCTCTACTCCTAACGCGCATTTAACTGGCACAAAATTCATGCGCTTGGATAATTCGGTCGTGCATTTTGATATTGATTCGACTTGGGTTGCTACGACAATTTACATTAAGTTGTTAAGTTATAACACCACTGGCGGAGCATTACAAACGTTAGCTGATGTTACTCCTACTAGTTATGTGGTACAAAAAGTTGGTATGTCCACTACTACTGGCGTTCCTAGCCTTATACCAGCAGGTCAATATTTATACATTGCATCAGGCGTTCAAATGAATGTTGCACGTAGAATAACCATATATGGCCGATTGCAAGATTTTGGCCGATTGATTGTAAATTAGGAGAATTAAATAATGAGTGGCGATATTTTATTAGGTTTTGAATCTAATCCAGGTGCACCAGGTGCTAATCTTGCGGTTATTTATTTTAATAACTCAGGTCAATTATGCATCGTTGGCAATGATGGGGTAGAACATTCAGTACCAACGTTAACTGGAAATGATCAAAGCATCACTGGTAATTTAACGGTAGTTGGAGCGATTACGGCAAATGGATTAGTTACTCTAAACGGGAATATGACGGTAGTCGGTACTAGCGCCCATACAGGTAATGCCACATTTACTAATGCAGTTACAGCGAACGGCGTTCTAACGGCCAATGGTAATATGACTGTAGTCGGAACGTCAACATATACGGCCAATCAACTCCCCGCTGTTAATGGCGTACCAACATTGGGAAAAAGTGCTTTCGGTTGGAAAGAATTATTTCTCGATTATACCAATACCGCTACGGTTGGCAATGTAACTATTAATAAAGCTAGTGGCCGTGTAAATGTATTGGCGGCGGCTAGCAATGTTGTAATTGCGAATAGCATGGTAACAGCAAATACTCACGTGATGGCCGTAGCTTCACAATCCGATACTACTGGACGAGTTACATCTGTGGTTCCTACCGCTGGAAATATCACAATTAATTGTATAGCTCCTACAGCAAATATGTCGGTAGATTTCGTTGTATTCGGCGCTGATTAAAGGAATTATCATGAAAAAACTTATTTTATTGGCATTAATGTTAATTTCAAACTTAGCTAATGCGGCAACTTATTATGTTGATACAAACGGCGATAACTTAAATACTGGGATTTCGTTAAGTACGCCATTCAAGACTATCCAAAAAGCAATGGACACTGCAATTGCGGGTGACACGGTATTTGTACGAGGTGGGGTTTATCGCGAACAAGTGATCGTTGCTAAAGGCGGCGGCGCGGTTAATAATTTAGTTGAAGTATTGGCATATAACAACGAAGTTCCTGTTATAAAAGGTTCTGACGTAGTTACTGGATGGGTTAAATATAGCGGCAATATTTGGGCTAAATCAAATTGGCTAATTAATAGTCAGCAAGTATTTGCTGGCGGTGGCGATAGTAATTCATTGCAACAAATAGGAATGCCAAGTTCCTTGTATTCAGCATTTAACTATCCTAGTCCAGTAGGCTCTGGCGTTGCTAGTATGGTCGCTGGTAGCTTTTATTACGACAAGTTGGCAACTACTCTATACGTTTGGCTTGCTGACGGCTCCGACCCAAATGCGCAAGTAATGGAAGTAAGTTCACGTAATCAATTATTATTTATGAAAGTGCCTTATATTCATGTAAAAGGATTTACTTTCAGACATAGTAATACTTCAGCTTACAAGCAAATTGGCGCGGCAGTAGAACTTAGCACAGGATCAGTAATTGAAAGTTCAGATATTCAATACACTGACTTTGCAGGGTTGCAAATGGGTTATTTGCAAACTGGTTCACAAGCGATTAATTGTAATATAAGTAACAACGGTGATTCAGGAGTTAATGCTGCAGCTAGTTATAATTTCAAAGTTTCCAGAGTTAAAATGAATAATAATAATACTAGAAACTTCAATCAATTATGGCATGCTGGTGGGTTTAAGGCGGCAACTGACGCTTATGGAACTGTGGAATATAGTGAAGCTGGTAATAATAATGGCTCTGGTATTTGGTTTGATTATACGAATAGTGGAAGCCCTATATATATCCACCATAACAACATTCATGATAATGGGCCAAAAGAAGCTGGGATTTTCTTAGAGGTTACAAAAAATGCCTTAGTCTTTAACAACGTGATTACAAATAACACACGCCGAGGCATCTATGTTTCAGCTTCGGATAATACCCAAGTTTATAACAATACAGTTTACGGAACAAAGGGTTATGCCGGTATTGATGTAAATGGCATGCCACGCACTGGTGCTACGTTAACAAACAATTCAGTGTATAACAACATTATCAGCCACGGTACTAGCACAATTGACTTTTACCTGGCAGTACCGAACGGTATTGATATAGTCAATAATGTCAGTGATTATAACAATTATTACCGTTCAGGAAGTGCTATTCAATTATTTAGCGGAGTGATGTATAGCTCACTCTCTAATTTCAAAACTGCAACCGGACAAGACGTACATAGTCTTAATGTTGATTCATTATTCAATCCAGATAATTCATATTCTATATTACCTACCAGCCCAGTCATTGATAATGGTTTGAATATTGTGGTACTTAACAATGATTATCTTGATGTGTTAAGACCAATCGGATCAGCCTATGATATTGGCGCTTTTGAAGTGTTGGCTACAGTCACTGCTCCACTTCCAGCGCCAATAACTACACCTACACCATCACCCGTGATTACCACTACAACAACCACAAAAGACATCACGCCGCCAGTAGTATCAATTTACAACCCATCGCAAGATATGGTTGTAAAAAAAGGCGCTAAAGTCTTAATTGTTGCCTATGCTACTGATAATGTCGGCGTAACATCCATGAGCTTGTACGTTGACGGCGGCTCAAATATTAGATCAAGTACCTATGTTGTGTACTTATTATGGGATTCTACCAACGCTAAAGTTGGTACACATTCGGTAAAGGTTTCAGCAAGTGATGCTAGATCTAATCTTGGTAGTAAATATATTACCTTTAAAGTTGTTTTGTAATAAAAATGTTAGGGATTTCCTCTAACTGATTCAATCAAAAGCCTAAAAATAACCAACAAATAATTGAAGGGAATTGGTATGAGAGATCATGACGCACATATGAGAATAGACAAGGTGGAAGAACAATTGAAATCACATTTCTCACAAATCGGCAAGTTAGAAACAGCCATTAAAGAAAATACGGTAGAGATGGTTGAAAATACTAAATTGACTCGTGAAGTTGCAGCAAACACAAGTGCTCTATCTGCTGATACAAAAGAATTAATAGAACTTTATAAAACTGGCAAGGGGATGGTCACTAAGACATCTAAATTTGCTACATGGACAAGAAAATTTATATTTAATGCATCTATTTTTATTGCCGCAGTAGTCGGCGCGATTGTTGCAGTTAAAACATGGCTAGGTCGTTAATTTCAATACAATCAATGTTTGACATAGTATATTTAATGTAATATATTTTTACAGTTAATTAAATATCCAATAAAAGGAATAACATGTTTAATACTATTGATATTGCATTAAAACAATGGGCTACAGAAAAACAATGCAATTATATTGATTATATTAATGATGGGAATAACCAAAGAGACGCTGCTAAACATTTTAATGTTAAACATCAAGTTGTTTCTGAATCATTATTAGCATTGAAACGAAAGGCCGCTAAATACGGTTATTCCCCTGAACACGACATGACACATATTGTGCCTTCGCCATTTATTTTAAAAGGTACATCCACTTATTATAATAAAGAAGGAAAACCAAGCGCTCAATGGGTAAAAACAAAACTTGATGATACTCAATTAGAAGAATTAATGCGTGATTTTGCATTATCTTTAGCTGAAGATGTAAAAGGTCGAGCCCCGATTACGGATGCGCCGAAATCAAAAGATGATGATTTAATGTGTGTTTATCCGATGGGCGACCCGCATTTTGGAATGCATGCATGGTGGCAAGACGCTGGCGATGACTTTGATTTAAGTATTGCAGAAAAATTAACCAATAGCGCAATAGACAGATTGATTGCTAGTGCGCCTAATGCCAGTACAGCATTGTTATTAAATCTTGGCGATATGTTTCATGCCGACAATCAAAACAATACGTCATTATCTGGGCATCAGTTAGATGTTGATGGTCGTTGGCCTAAAGTACAACAAGCAGGCTTGCGATCAATGATTTACTGTATTTTCAGGTTATTAGAAAAACATGAGAAAGTAATATTCAGAATAAATAAAGGTAATCATGATGGGCATAGCTCTTACGCATTAGCGTTGATGTTATCTTGTTATTTTCATAATGAGCCAAGGGTTACTGTTGATCTTTCGCCAGCCGTAACTTGGTATTATCAATTTGGTAAAGTATTAATCGGTTCAACACATGGCGATACGATTAAGGGGCCGGATATGGTTGGGATTATGGCCGCCGATAAGCCTGCCGAGTGGGGGAACACGTCATATCGTTATTGGTACGTTGGTCACGTCCACCATCAGGACACGAAGGAATATCGTGGAGGTGTTGTCGAATATTTCAGAACATTGGCAGCACGTGATGCATGGCATTCGGGAATGGGTTACCGCGCTGGCCGTGATATGCGATTAATTGTATTGCATAAAGAATACGGCGAAGTTGAGCGCCATCGTTGCGATATATCAATGCTTCAATAAAGGATGAGTAATGAAAATAGCATTATGTAAATCTTGTGGTTCGCCTTATGACGAGGATGAAATTTCAGATGGCTACTGCTTATTATGCATGCCAGATTCAGGACAAGAAAAAAGTTATGCGTCATGGATTAATAAGCTGGATTTATCTGAAAAATTACCAGACGAAGGAATAATAGAATGATAACGATTAATCAATTGACGCAATCATTACGATGTCCAATCGCTCGTGCTGAAAAATGGGTGGATTGCATTAATGCCGCGATGTTTCAATTTGATATAAATACGCCATTGCGCGAGGCTCATTTTCTAGCTCAAATTGGTCATGAATCAGGACGATTAATTTATACTCATGAGATTGCATCTGGTAGCGATTATGAAGGTAGAAAAGATTTAGGAAATACTGAGGTCGGTGATGGTAGGAGATTTAAAGGACGCGGCCTTATACAAGTAACAGGAAGAACCAATTATAAATCTTGTGGTGATGCACTCGGAATTGATTTTATCAATAGCCCTGAATTGCTTGAAGTTCCGCAGAATGCTGCATTATCTGCAGCATGGTTTTGGTCAATACGCAAATTAAATGAATTGGCCGATGCTGATAATTTAATAGCGATCACCAAAAAAATAAACGGTGGATTAAATGGATTGGATGATAGAAAATTATTACTTGATTCGTCTAAATTAGCATTAGGAATCTAAAATGTGGCAATTATTTAAAACCATAATACATGATGGCGTAACTTGTCTTGATGGTAAGACATACGATTCCCTAAAGGTTATAGGATATCCGAGCGCCATATTAGCTATATCAGTATATCTTGCCGGGGCGATAGTCTCGCTTATTAAAAACGGATCGCTAGATTATGTAACATACGGCACCGGATTTACCGCATTGATGGGTGGCTTGCTTGCAATCGCTGCAGGAGTCGCCGTTAAAAGTAAAACTGAGCCACAAAGCGATGATACTAAAAATTAGGAGAATAAAATGTTATTAATTTTAGGATTTGCAAGGACTTATTGGAAACAAATAGCTGTCGGTATTTTATTTATGATGGCACTTGGTTATGTAGGTGCTCTAAAGTATGAAGTTGGTAGCGCACAAGGTAAAGTAGCCAAGTTGCAAGGTGATAAAGATTCACTTACAACTAAATTAAACGATAGCGAAGCATCTTATAAAACATTGCAAGCTTCAGTTGAAGATCAAAATAATGCCATTGTTAAACTACATTCAGATTCAGTAGCTAGACTTGACAAAAGTACAAAGGCTTTAGCGCAAGCGCAAGTCAATAATAAAATATTGATTGATAAAGCTGCCTGGCTAGTAATTCAATTAAATAAACCAGATAATACTGAATGTAAATCAGCTTTGTCTAAATGGAGATCACAATCATGAAAAAAATTCATGCAACATTAATACCTATTTTTTCATTATTTATATTATGCGGTATGTTATTAATTGGCTGTGCAGCGCCAATATTGAAACATGACATTCAGAAAGTTGATATTCCCATCACCGTTACCTGTATTGTTGACGAACCAGTTAAGCCTAAGTTACATACAGACACTGAAATTAAGGCCATGTCAGACTACAGCGCGATTATTGCTCTATTGCTTGATCGTGTATATCAGTTTAAGTATGAGTCAGAATTAGAGGCTTCTTTGGCTGGATGTCGATAAATATCTATTTATTATAGATAGCAATGCAGTTAGAAATATTTCATTTGAGGGACTGCATATTATGTGCAGTCCATTAGATTCCATATCCTTTTTTAATCGTTCAATAGTTATCATTACAGAACTACTCCTTTAATTATCAAATATTCAGGCACACCGCATGCAATAGCTCTTCTATATGCGTCACCATAACCTTGAGATCCAGTGATTAACACTGACACGTCTTTAACATATCTTTCAAATCCTTCTATATGTATATTACATTTCGTTAAGAATAATGAATGCTTAAGCATCCACTTAGTCATTTCGCCAGTTCCGAAGATTACAATGGATTTATATATGTATGGGTTTTCTGTTAAATGCATGAATACTTGATGTTCTGGCAACTTACTTGTAAGTTTATTCAATCTTTGCATTGCGAGATCATCTAAAAACACCACTTTGCAACCAACTTGTCTTAATAGTGAGTGTATATCAATAGCACATTTTAATTGCTCAATAGTCGATTCTTCTTGCTTAAAATCAACGCTTATCTGGAAATTACATTCGGTTAATCCGTATTCTGCAATTAATTTTACATAACTTATAATTTCATCACTTGTTGAATTATCCTCAGTAAATATATATTTTATCGTGATAAGATGGGGATTTTCGAGTGAATATAATTTCAAGTTATTCAGCACCGTTTCTAATTTACCCATGCCACGTACTTTTGTGAACGTTTCTTGAGTACCGGCATCTATACTAGTGACGATTGTTGCAATACCGTCATCTAGCGATTCTTGCACATTATGCGAATATTTCAACGAATTGGTTAAAATTCTATGTTTAGAATTTGTATGGTTATCTAGGAAAGATAAAATATCATTAAAATCCTTTCCAACTGTAGGCTCTCCACCGCCCCATACTGTAGTATGCAAATTATCCAATGAGCCATTATCAGATAAATTTTTAACAAGGCCTAGCACGTCATATTCAGCTTTCTTTCCGCCGTAATATTCATCAGAGCAGTATGAGCATTTCATGTTACATACAGAATGATGTTCCATTGATAAATATTTAATTTTTAAGGGCTCGATAGGCTCCCATTCTTTAAATTCCATAAAATTACAACCTGAGCAATCGTTTTTTTCACCTTTGTTAATGCTTGCAATCAATGATTTTTTGGCCTCTAATATTTTCCCAGGTGTGGCATCTTTAGCATCAACTAATTTAACGTCACCTTTCATTTCACCATCAACAAAAAAACGTTTGCAGCAAGTACGAACTTCGTTAGGTGCTAAAAATAAAGAACCCTGCAAATCAGTACATGACCATGTGCGTTTAAACATTGAACTATCTACCTCGCCATCAGCGATAAATTGTTTAGCAATTTTTGCAAATTGCGTATCTAACTTTGAATCAATAACTTGTTTTTTCCACCATTGCGGCATTGCTTTTAAAAGATATTGCAATAGCGCATATCTTTTACTCTCATGAGTATGGCGATAAATCTCACGTACTCTAGTTCCTATTACATTAACTGTACCTTCAATATAGGCGTCAAAATATTCACCTTCATCTAATAGGTAGCTTTTAATATCTTCCCATGCGCGAATATATCCATCTATATGCGACTCACTGATAGTGTTTACAATAGAACCTTCACGATTATTTTTTAGATATAATATTTCATGTAGATATGCTGTTTTTTCGGCTTGATAGTAAGCTTCAAATATGAATTTAATGTCCTCATGCAAACCTTTATTAAAAAGTATTCCGTTCCTTTCAATTAAATCACGCTTGATTGCTGTATAGATAACCGAGCCATCCATGTGCAATTTTAGATATTTCTTGGTTAACTCCCGTTTTGGTAGGTTTAAATTATTGCCATCTTTGCGTTGATTAACGAGTGAATTATCAGTAAATGCCCAATCGAAACCAACGAGATCAACATTTGGATTAGCTAAAATAAATTTAGTTAAATTCAGCAAAGCGTTTGGCTGCAAAATATCATCGGAATCTAGGAATATAACCCAATCACCGGTTGCATGTTCCAATCCAATATTTCTAGCCGATCCAGCCCCACCATTAACTTCTGATCTAATGACATCAACACCAGCGTATTGAGCAACCGTACCATTAATTTCTCTAAGCCAATTATT